TAGTTGCCAACCATCACCCTGAAAAGGTTCTCTTCCAAGTTCTTGACGAAGCTCTGGATGTGTAATACCGTTTTTAAGAAACAGATCCATATAGTGATTTTCTTTGGCTTGGCGAGCCTCAAAGTCTATCTCGTGAAACTTAAGTGTAACTTTAAATTCTTCTTCGAGAACTGTACTATCTGGAAAAGTAGATTCCAATAACAGTTCTTGAAGAACATGATGATAAAATTGAGCACCAAATTCTTTTTGATTAGCTTTTGTATCGTCAATAAGATTTCTGGACATTGTTTGAGCCGTACTGCGACTAGCTGTACCACCTTCACCCATATCAACAGAACTAACACCAAGACCTGTAAAAATTCTTTGCTTAAAATGATCCATAACTTTTTCTACTGCTATAGGTGGTGATCCACCTTGTAGAGGAGTAATTTTATGTCTCTCAGGCGTAACCCAACATCCATCTGAAGGCATAGAAGCAACTCTGGCCTGAATTATACCAATTTCACTTGTACCATCAGCAAACATAGCAGCTGGTGAATCTTTGTCACCAACCTGATAATGGAATAAAGGAAAAAGATGTTGATATATAAGAAGTTCTACGTTTTCTTCAATTCTACGAAGAGCACGAATGTCATCTTTAACAGGAACCATTTCTGGTGTACCAACAGAATATCCCGGACGTTTTTCCCAGTAAAAATGAATAACGTCATCAGGATTAAATTCTTTCTTTATTTTGCCGTACACTTCTTGTTGGTATTTGATTAATTTACCGTATTCATCTCTTTTAAATCTTACAGTTTCTGCAGGGAGCATAAAATAACCAGCAACCGGCTGAAGTTTTTTACCATTTGGTAATGCACGAACCCTTCCACCGGAAGCTTTTGTTTTGCGCACCTTAACCCAAAAAGCATTGTTTGTTCGTATTAAAGAAGCTACTGTATCCGATATCAACATTGGAAATGGATTTTTAGTCGCATGTTCCATCTGCTGAAAACGTTTTTTAATATATCTAATCCTACTTATGTCAGAACTAGAAAAAGAATATCCTTCCTTAAGAAAAAGATTCTTTTTAACTTTTAACGCGCGTCTAACATAAGATTCGGTATCTACAATACGACCAGTTTCAACAAGATCCCATTCAGCTGTTTCCCATCGTAAAGTTGGTGCTCGCCCTCTACCGATATTAGAAGTGTATATTTTTGTTGGCGGTGGCAAAGCTACCGGAATAATAGAATTTTTATCTATAGGAGAGAACCCATTATTTTCTTTGGGGAGAGCATCTTGTTTTTTTTCAGACTGGACTTTATCCATTGCCGCCAGTTCTCCTCTCGTATTCTGCTATCCACTCTCGTGTACTTGATAATTCGTCAGCTGTTAAATCTTGCAAACAATTCTTAATAATAATACCTGATTCTACAGTTTTTTGCTTAACTTCATCTGTTTTTGCAGTATCTTGAACTTTACCAATTCCAGTATCAATACCATCTGTACGAGCAGGTTGTTTTGATAAACCCTCTACCGCTGGTGTTGTTTTGCCATTAGGATGAAGAACACTAATAGTTCCATCGTCAAGCACTGTGAATTTAGTAGCGCTAAATTTACTTAATGTATCTTCAAGAACAAACTTCATTTGACCTTCGTCAAAATTACTATTGATTCCGCACTTTAAGCCATTTTTAGAGATTGCTTCAATCACAGATTTAATTACTGATATCAATTGAATAATACGTGACTTTAAAGTAGAGGCTCCTGTTTTTTTAGTCATCCATCCAAAATCAGTACCTAACAGGTCATAGATCATTTGTATAGCATAATCAAACCAATCCTGTATATATCTGATTGCACCTTGTGCAATATTCCTCATTTGTACAATAGAACTAACAAGTGGTGCTGGGTCAAAATATTTTTTAGCTTCTTGAACGTGACCTTGTTTCTCTGGTGGGTGATTTTTATTTCCTGTAGAAAAACTTTTAGACCATTTTTCAGATTGTGGAATATTATCCTTACTCCAACGTCTTCCATCTCTTGGGTTGCCACGTTTTAATGGTGGTGGAATTTTAGAGCGCTTTGTCTCTTCTTGTTGTCTTAAGTCAGCCCACTGTTTGTCTCTTTCTTCTCTTTCTGCAACAGAAAGCGAAGGATTAACAGCTTCTTTCATTTCTTCAACAGCTAAGTGGTTTTCTTCTTCTGGCCACTCAGGACGTTGTGGGTTATATTTTTCACTATCAGGAGTAGAGAATCTTTCCATTTCGCCAGATGCCCAATTATTACCTTTGCCTAGTCCAGCATCTACTTTATTAGAAACATTGTTATGCATTGGCATTGCTACACCAATATCAGCATCTACAGAAGCAGAAACTTCACTAAAAGGTATTTTGGCATTTTGAGCTAACATAATAACTTCATTAATATGGTCAACTACGCATAACATAGGCGCTACAAGCATCTGGATTAGTTTGTCTAGCCACTGAGCGAGCGCATCAAGAAATGGACTCATAATTGCACCAATAAGATTAATAATAAAGTCAATATTAAATTTAATATCTAGATTCAACTTGGCTAAATAATTACTCAACAACACTAATAATGCTAATAAATCTTGAGGACATAAGCTAGAAAGCAGATTTAACAATTCACAAATATCTATATACAACCCAGGATCTCTAAACAAACCCTTAATTTGATCTAAGATATCTGTTCTCATTTTAATATTAAGTGCATGTACTTCTAAAAGATCGCCATCAGGTATAAGAGCGTCAAGATCAAGAAGCCTATCAAAACAAGGAACACATTCTGTAAGCATTTTGCCTACTTGTTCTCCTTTTGTTTTTGCCGACGTATCAGACCCAAAGATCTTTGTATAATCAAAATCTTGTTGTCTAGAACGCAATCCATTCATAAATGAATCTGGATTGTCCATTGAGTTATTCCAGAAGTTTAATCTATTATTAGCCTTGTCATTAGCTGCTGTATATGCTGGATCTTCTTTTGCAACAGTAGATGATTGGTGCATACCGGGATAGAAATCCATCTGTTCTCTTACGCGCGTAGAAAAGTTTCTAGTAGAATATACATCTTTATAATGATAAGCCAAGGCATAGTCTTCTTCGGCCCAATTAGTAGCTTCTATTTCAAATGCTCTAATAATTAATGCATAATCTTGTTGTGCCAACGGATTCTTCTTATTAGGTTTAAGTTTACCAATTTTTTTAGTAACGCCACCATAAGATGCGGCCACTTTCTTTTCGTTGGTACGAATAGTATTTTTATTGTCGGTAAAACCCATTATTCAGTAGCTTTCTTTACTGGCTCTGTGAGACTATCAACTGCTACTCCACCAGCTTCTTTTTTGGCTTTTATTTCACTCTTTAAAGCTTGAGACGTGCCGTGTGGAAAACTACCATCATATGTAGGCTGAACAGTTCCTTGACCAGTTCCTTGACCAGGAGAGGTAGTAGAAGCTACAACAGGTGCTGGTCCACCACCTGAACCATTAACTAGCTGTCCTGGTGTTACTGTAACAGTACTTTGGAATGGAAGGTTTTTTGGAAGCATCATTTGTTTCGCGTCTTTGCGCGTAACAAAGTCCTCTAACATTAGAGGAAAAAGCTTATAATATCCAATCTCAACTTGATAGGTATTAAATGCCTCTTGGTTTACTTCTTCAAATATCATCATTATTTTGGTGCTCCTGTATTGTTTGCAACTTCCGATAATTCTTTAATACATACTTTATACATTTCAAATGTGACTTCTTCTGCTTGTATTCCAAATACTCTACCAATTGCTTCGATAACATTTAAATGTTCTCCTGTGTTCAGTGGAACTTTAACAGTTTTACATCTATCTTCAATCTCAGCCTCAAGCTCTATACAGTCTTCAATTATTTTAGTATATCCATCAATGACTTCTGTTGCTTTTTTGCGCCTCGACTCAAGATCTCCTGCTTCTTCATTTGGAACATCAGACATATAAGGTAATAAGACTTCACGGGGGTTTTTAGGTACCCATGAAACACCTGAATTTTCTTCAAGTAGTTGTTTATCGTCAGGATTTAATAATTTTTTTATATCTACCATTATACTGCGTTTTCTGTGTGATTTACCTGCAAGACAATATCACTTTTGTTTTGTGCATTCTCGTTCGGCGGACAAGAAATTAAATACCAAAAAGGAAAATAAGTAGTAGAATCTCCTGCTACATTAGACCCTACGTCATCCATGTTTGCATCGTCTCCCCAATCTACATCTCCCCATTCAGCATCTGTTGGTTCGTCTCCACCTTTATTAACCTTTACTCCCCACCCAGTTTCTGTATATATAACATCACCATAAGGATCAGTATCTACAAGATCAACTGGTACAATTGTAATATTAGAATACCATTTTGTTATATTGTCATTACGTAAATATAGCACAACACTAATAGTATCTCCATTTTTACCATCATGGATAGTAGTAACAGGATTTGAACTATCAGAACCATTGGTGACCAATGACATAGCACCTGCTGAATCTCTAAAGTATATTCCTAAACTCATATTGGCCTCCTAAATATTAGAACGTGTAGGTCTATCAGTCCTTGATCTACCTCTAGTTTTTTTTCGTTGTTTGTATTTTTCCATTTCTTCTTCTTCTCTGTCAATGTCCCACCCTAAACGATTTGTTTGTACGGTGTTTCGTTGATTATCTAACTTTCCTGGTATTCTTGTAAATATATCTTTCTCTAAAAGTGATTTAGATGCTTCACCATCTAGTCTTCTTTCTTGAGGAGAAGAGAACTTATCGTTCTTTTCAGCATGTGTAACATGGTTTGTATTTTTAGATCTCGGGTCCACAATAGCAGCAACTTCTGTACTAACAACAGTACTGTGAAGATTACTAAACTCTAATGCAAAACCAACAGCAGCAAGATTAAAAGCATCTAGTCTGTGATCTCCTATCTTTTCACTTTCAACACCATATATAGTAGTGCCGTTTGGAGAGATACGATCTACAATGTAATTTCTAAATTGTTTTACAAGTTTCTCATCATAAGATGAAATCCTAACTAGGTTCTGTTCAAACAATCTTACCGATGCGTTTACCATAAAAGGCTTTGCTGGTTTCTTCTCTTTTTGATGTGTTACAGGATCTTTGATTTCTAAAGATGCTCCAGAATCATATTTCTTTAATATTGTTAACAAGTTAGCCGTAATCCTATTACCGCCTGGTTTAGTATGTTCCCATGCAGTTTTACGCAATAGCTCATAATTAGTGCTTCCATTTCCGGCATCGATATAAATATAATTAGGCATCCATTTTTGATTCATAGCCAATAGCTTAGATACGCCCTCTAATTGTGTAAATTCTGATCTTTCAATATGTTCAACGTCTACGACATGATAAGTATTTGAAAATGGGTTAAAACCCAATACAACAATCTCTGTACCTTTTTTCTCATTCCAGTCAGTACCAATAACGTACCTCCATGACGGATTCCTAACCATAGACGAATATTCGTATTTTGTCAATGCTCTATCTATATAAGCTGGTTGATATACACCAGATTCTGCAGTGCCCCATTCAGCACAGTTAAATGTCTCTACATTGTTAGTAAGTATATAGCTATGATCAGAAGAATTAACTTCTATATTATATGTAGGTTGAATCCCATTGGTTTCTTCTTTTAAAATTGACATATAACACAAATTGCCAACAAGTTTACTTTTGAACCAGTCAGAAGATTTTAGTATTTTAGTTTTTATTTGTCCGTACTTTTTGTGACCAGTTCTGTCTTTATTTTTAATCCATTTGTAAAAAGAACTTTTTGAGACATTATATTTTTCAAACAATATAGATAATTTTGAATCCGATCTAGTACGTTCAGAATATACAAGTCTATGATTTTCAAAATTTTCATAATAGAGTCTATTTCTTTCTTTAAAATATAAATCTAAATAAAAATGCAATATTTCTTTAGATGTACAATACCTAACAGGGTTTAGTTTGCAAAACTTTTGTATATTAATATCATTCTTTATGTACAGTGTATTTTCTTTCACAGTAGATTCAATATTAAACTTATATAAAACATCTTGTAATTGGTACATTAGTTTGTTTGTCTTAAGAGTCATATTTATTGATAGACTGTGAGCTGTATACCCTACTGGCTTAGGGGTAGATCCTTCAGCTCCCCAAAGACCACCAAAAAATTCAATCTGTATATGTTTACTTTCATTTAGAATCCATTCAGGAATAACATTATCTTGTTCTGTTTTTTTACCAAAAAGACCACCAAGTCGTACTAAATCTTCAGAGATTTCTTTATTAACTTCTACACACCAAGTTTCTGAATTAGTAGAACTTGATTTAAAATACGGAGAATATGAAGTACTATAAATAGAATTAATATCAATACATATGTTTTGTAAGTCTATTTTTTCTCCATAAAATCTTGCAGAATATCTACTGGACAAATCAGCAACATAACCATCTCCATTTAAAAAACCAATTAATCTTGCTAATTTTTGTTTCTTAAATGCAGAATATAAATATATAGGATAATAAGAAAAAGGTATTTCTTTTAATGCACTAACAGGAGTCTTTGTGCCTTGACGGTTTCTAAACCCATGATCATTAGTACAATCGATAGTGCCACTATCAGTAAAATATTTAATAGTTTTTCTGTTACTATTTTTAAAAACATTAGTTATATCAACAAGCTGTTTATCTTGTGTAGAAAAGACTTTATCTCCGACTTTAATATTTTTAATGTGTTTTTTAATAAAACACTTAGATTCACTGTCTAAAACAGTTACTTCTTGATATCCATTGAAACAGTATTCGTGCTTCCACTCTTCTTCGGTAAAAGACCCTTTCTCTGCTTCTACTTGTTTGTAATGAGGTAGTACTTTATATGTATAATGGAATTCTTTATAATGTGGACTCTCTTCACAAAGACTATAATATGGTGTTTTAAATCCAGTAGGAGTAGAAAACCCACAAAGTGAGGTTTCTGGAGTTGTGTACATAATAGGAAAGATAGCGCCACGAAGTGCACTTGCATCAACATAGTCCATTTCTTCTACATATATATCGTCGGCGTCTTGGCCACGACCACCCAAACCATCCTTTTTACCTTTTGCGCCAGCGGGAACACCACGAACACGAGAACCATTCCTAAGTAAAATTTCATAATAAGGAGCTTTTGCATCTCTTATAACAGAATCTCTTAACATTGAATGAGAAGATATAAATTTACGTAAACGTATAAAGATCTCCTCAACGTGAATCTTTTGAGGGCCAGTAACAAAGATCTTACGATCTTTACTAGTATATAATTTGTATAAAATCTCCATACACACGCTGTCAGTGTTGTGTGAAATAATATTGTCTGCAATCAATGTGGATGTTTCTGGTACGTTTAAATCATATGTCTGTTGTTTTCCTTCGGAAGAAATATTTGTTATTTTTTCCCATACAAATTTATCTTGTGTTAACCAAGTTAAATACTCATCATTTAGAATAGAAGCGAAAACAGAAGTTTTTTCTTTTGTAATACATTTACAGTGTCTAGCGACTCTAAAATGCTTAGATAATCCATTCTCGCGTTTGTATAATTCCCAATTGTCAATTTTTGCTTTTTGTTCTTTTGATATATAGTTGATAATTCCTGTAGGTAAATATTGATAATCACTAGTAGATGATTTTCTATTGCAAATATATTTATAGACAGTATCTAATTGTTGTTGTTTTGCTGTCAGTGTAATTTGTCTATGAAATTTTTCTATATTTAAACGATCTGCAAGTACAATAGTCCAATTATCCCTATATTCTCCTTTGTGTTTTACTTTTTTATAAGACCTATTTGCAAAAATACCTAAGCGCATTAACAAAAATTGAATATCTTTAGAAAGTTTCTGCGATGCGGTAGAAATACCAATTTCAGGATTACCAGTTTTAGATATACAGGCCCAGCCATCTGTGTCCCAATATCCAGATAAAAAATTACTTACTGCTTTTTTATTGGCAACTAAAATATCTTTTGGTACTCTTTTAAAATGAGCGGTATGTCTCATATCATGATAATCAAGAAGATTATTAATAGAATTTCTGTATTTTACATGACAATCTTTATTTTTAGAAACAATACAATAAGATTGATCATCCAAAGGAGTAAGTTCACAATCAAAATCACCTATAAGTCTTCTTATATCATTAAGAATTTTATCATCTATATTTGTAATTCTAGAGGCATATTTGTAATTTAAACTTCCATCGCCTGTCAAATACCCTAACAGCCTAGCAACATCAGAAGATATTGACGACTCTTTAAACTGAAGAGAAGAGTAATCTGCAGGAACTAAAATCATGTCACCAACAGACAAGTCTTTAAGCTCTCTCCATATCATTTGACCAGATGAACTCATTGTTAAAAATGGATGATTGTCTGTAATTACGGTTTCTTTACCATATTGTGTTGTTAATTTATATGTTTCTTTGTGTCCATTAGCCCAGATAGTGTAATTAGAAGCAAATTCTACTTCACCGGTCTCTTGGTTAAAAGTAGCAATACTTGGTTTGTTCGGTAAATCTATAAGATCATTAGCATTAATTGGCCCATTCTCTGTAAGAACTTTACATTGTCCTGCGATACATTTTCCAGTCCTTCGGCCAATTCTTAGAACTTTTCTACGTGAAGTACAGCGTAAAACTGCCTCTTGATACCAACGAGCAATCCAAGGTAAATTACCAGGTAACCTAGCGAAAGCTTTAGCAAATTCAACATTGTCACGGCTTGCTTTAAGAACCTCAAGTTGTTTGTCTGTTTTAGTAGCTTCCTCTAAAGGAGATACAATATCTTTCTTAATGCCTTTGCACGGTATTAAAAACTTACCGCCTACTGGTTTGCCATCAAAAACAAACTTTTCGTATTTTTTTAATTGATTACGAACGCATTCGTGGCATTGAGGGATTACTTTATCTACGTCAAAGGGTAAATCAAGTTTTCGAAGATCTTTAAGTTCATCAGTCATAAATCACCTATTGATGCAACATCATTCCTTCTCTACCAAGCATAGATCTGGCACTCATCATGCCTCTGTTCATTGCCTGCAAAGATTGTTGTCTCATTGTATGTGCACCTTGTGTCATAAAAGCAGTTTGGTTTCCTACCCAATTCATTTGTCTTTTATTACGTTCTCTATCAACGGCAGCATCTGCCATACTAAAAGCTTTTGTAATACCTAGCTGTGTAGCCATTCCACCTGCAACATATCCAACGACAGCACCAACAGCAGCACCGATTGCAGTTCCAACAAAAGGAACAGCAGATCCAACAGCAGCACCAAAACCCATTCCAATCTTAGCGCCAACAAGACCTCCACCATGAAAACCAAGTTCACCTATAGTAGCTTTTGTTTTGTCATAAAGAGTACCTTGGGTAGTAAACATTGGTATTACGGCAAAAGCACCAGCTAATACAGTGCCTCCTACTGCTTTACCTGCCATAGCTCCTATTGAGGTTTTTTTTCCTGCAGCAGCCATTGCTTTGTTTATTTTTGCACTATTGGGATGTGCAGCTTGTATTTGTCGTAAATTAGATACATGTTTTGCACTACCATATCTATGTTTTCTGCGCCAAGGAGCAGCTAATGCATCTCCTGGCGTGGCGGCAAAAGCAACAGAAGCAAATCCATTCCTGGCAAAACTAGAAGGAAAATGTTGACGACCAAACTTATGAGCCGACCATTGTGCATTGCCCCTAAAAGTATCAGGATTGGGATTTGTGTCATACCATTGCATTTATTATCTCCTTTGTCGTTGTTGTGGATTATTAGATTTTAGAACAGAATGACCAATCTTTAAAGCAGCAGCAGCACCTATAGCACCCATGACATATCCACCGTATTTATTTACAGCAGCAGCATTTTTGCCTATATATTTTTTAGCAGCCATAGCATTATTTGTCATAAAACTACCAGCACTGGCAAAAGCTTGTCCTCCAAATTTTTGAGTATTGTGTCTTTTGGCTCCAAATTTAAACATGCCATGACCAGCCTTAGACATTCCTCCCAAACCAGCTGTTAAAATATTTGCAGGTGTCATTTTTTTACCTGCGCCAACTACTTTTCTTCCTAGTTTAGCAGCATAATGTCCACCTATTCCACCAGCAAGCGCACCAGCAGCAGCACCTTTATAAATACCACTCATGTTGTCTCCTTGCCATGCCTTGTAGCCACCACCAGCAAGAGCACCTAATGCGGTACGTCCTAAAAAACCCATTTATAGTCACTCCTTTTATTGTAAAAAACAATTATACATATTATATTATACACTAAGAAGACCTAATAGATGAAAATTTACCATGTCTTCTACCAGCTTTATGCGCCGACCTAAGCCCTACGCCAACAGCGTCAGCACTGGACTTTCTAAATTTTTCCATTCTAATCGCTCTACGAGGATCTTTAAGCTGTTGTTCTTGTCGCATAGCTGCCATCTTTGCTTCTCTGTTTGCTTTCATTCTTGCTGCTACCCCACCAGCAACACCACTAGTAGGAACAGGTGTTTTGGTCATTGATTCAGTTGCAGCATGAGTACTAACTCCAAGATCTGTTTTTGCATATTGTGGATTTAATGAAGTTTTATCATAAGGATTAAATGTTTTCTCGTATGCAGTTACACTATGAACTTTATTTGATGCCAATACTGTTTTAGCGTGTGGGTCTATTTGCGCGCCAGCATCTAAAAGGGTTTTTCCATAACGCAGCCGCAATCTATTTTTGCTTTTATATACATCATCGAATTGTTTATTTACATTTTTAGTTGCCGCCCTTACCCATTCGTCTGAAGGATTCGAAACTACATCTACCTTACCAAAATCAATAAGACCAATTCTTGTACCAGTTTTATCAACCATGAGATTTCTATGGGCAATATCTTGATGGTGCACACCAGTTTTAACCAGTTTTAACATTTCTTCTCGCGCTTCTTCAATTAATGAGTCCGACATAAAAGTACCTTGTTTACTTAATTGATATGCATCTGTACCAGCCATCAATTCCATAAATATAGTTTCTTTTCCAGAACCATATAGACTTGGTGTTACCCCTTTTCTTCCGGCAGCGGCTAATGCCTTAGTTTCTGCAGGGAAACTTCTCTTAATAATATCCATCATTGGTGGTATGTCACCCAACTTTTCTATAGCAGTAGGACTTATTGTTTTTCTAGCATACTCTAATGTATGTCCTTCAATCTCTAGTCGCATTTTATGAGTAACACCAAAACCACCTTCGCCAAGTTTACCTAAATCAGTACCAGCAGCTAGAGCCTTTTGGAATCTAGTGCTTTTCAAAAGATCATCTTGTGTCATACTTAACGCTCTAGCAAAACCTTTAAGTGCGTCATATTTAGAACCAAAATCAGTTAACCATTTAATTACCTGAGCACCAATACCTGTTTTTGTTCCAGGATGCATACCATCTATAGTGTTGTAAGTATAACCATGTTTTGGAGCTGAAAGAGGCTTGAATCTATGAACATCTTGAAACTTAACATGTAAAGCATTCTCTTCAACTTGTCTCATTTTTTTAAAAGCACCATATGAGGATTTATTACCCAATGCTCTACCAAACAATTCTTCTTGTGCTACTGCTACCCTGTGGGTTATGGCATTATCTAAAATATGCAGTGCGTCTTCTGCAGATGAATGTTTTGCATACCTACCAAGATCTACTACTTCTTTTCTGGAAAATCCACCAGCTTTAGATAGTTTTGGTATCGATGGTTTTCTTTTAAATATACTAAATACATTTTTTAA